GGTTCCAGTACCGTATCATTTTCATGTATTCCGCCGGCAAGCATAACCAGCCAGTCCGCCACCTCAGCCGGCGTTTCAAAAAACTGGTATTCCTGCTGAAGATTACACCGTTTACCCTCTTTCAGTATGGAAAACATACGTTCCGGATTAAACGGGAATGTGAAACCCTGTATCTTCCCACCTTGCCATGAGCCGCCGGCTTCTTCTATCCACTTTTTTGCTTCGGCATAAGATTTTTTATTGAATTGAACTTGAGGAAGTTTGAGGATATTGTTTTCAAGAGTACAATGTTTCAGTATTTCTTCCACATTCCATTTTTTGCCTTCGTCAGCCTGTTTCTTCTTTTCCCCAACCGGGGCGTCAGGTGCTAACAGTGAGGATATTTTTTGAACAACCGTATTGCTCGCATTCACGAAGGTATTGACACAGGATAGCGCTTCCATGAGAAATTTTGTATCAACATGTCCGGTCTCGTCATAGACGTCTATCCCTTCGGTCATGGATGACAGTTCATTGAGCTGCGCTACACTACCATGTAACGTTTCGATTAAAATCTTTTTTTTGTTCGTCATAACTTTTTTGCAAATAAATTCTAGTTGTGTCTACACTCCCATGGCCTAAAAGGTCAGCGAGTTGAATTACATCTTTGTTTTTTTTAAGGAACATCTTAGCGAAAAAATGGCGAAAGGCGTGTGCGTGCATCTTCTTTGAATCGATGCCGCAATGTTTCCCCCATACTTTCAAATGCTGAGAAAAGCCACGCTGTGTGATCGGACCGAATCTCCCTACTGCGAAAATCCCGGTCTTACCATATTCCTTAGCGTAAACCTTCGCTTCCTGCTGCAATTGCTTTTGGAAGAAAAAACGTCTGTACTTGTTACCTTTACCTTTCAATGTAACCTCACCACTAATTATATCCTCCCATGTAAATCGTTGAAATTCCGACAGACGGGCGCCCGTTGTACCCAATACCTTGATAAAAAAGTAGTAATCCTTATTGTTTTTTCCCTTGAGATATTCCAACAGCCGGTTATATTCCTCTTCGGTCGGCACATTGTTCACATCAAGCTTGCGCTTTATTTTAGGACGCTTCAGTTCTATAGGCTTCTTCAGCCATTTAGAAAATCTTTCGATTGCTGTAATCCGCAAACGGATGGTAGCAGGAGATAATTTTTCTTCTTCAAGACTTTTTATAAACCTCCTGCAATTATCCATGTTTACCTCATTGGCATACTCGAAATACTTCTTCATGGATGTGTAATATATATCAACTGTATGAGAAGAGTAATCATTGTTGTCAGTCAGCCATATAATGAAATCATGAAGTTGTTTCTTGTTCTTCTCCGAAATGACATCAAGTTTTTCCAAAGGTTTCACCGCCTTTTCCCTTTTTCCATATCCGATGTTGAGAAAGGATAATAGATCGCATATAGCTGAACACATTATGGAGTGACGCACCATGACATCTGCATTTTCACGCTTGTAATTCAAATAACCACGGCGGTTCACTTCTTTGGTCATCTCTAAAAAATCCGTGACATGCTTGATATATTTCCCGACAGTATCATAAGTCCTGCCTGTTGTGTATAAGTAGGAAATATAATCAGTTAATATCTTCTGTCTGTCATTATTCATAATTTTCTTATTTTAAAATTTCATCAATAGATGATAAAACACTCTCCAGTCTTTCCAACTGCTCAGAGTATTTCATAAGAAGATTTTCTTCTCTTTCCGTAGCCTCCCCTCCATTGTGAATATCATTATACTTTTCGTATTTTGATTTTACACTCTTATATGCTTTCTGAAAGAACGGAAGCAATATCTTACATTCCTCTTTGGTCATACAGACCGTTATCTCGTATGGAGATGAATACGATTTTCTTGTGCTATCTATGTGACTCATTTCTATATCGTTCCGAATCAGACTAGACCAGTCCACTCATTAATCGTAGCATTCAAAGCCCCCATAACAAGCATCTTGTCACTTTCGTCATACTCCATAAGCACCTCCACCATCCGGTCACCATTACAATCATCGAATTCTTTTCCCGTCTGAATATTGACAGGAAGATCATTCTCATGGACTGCTCCAAGCCACGCCTCGAGCAATCCTTTGTTCATTTCCACTTTATCACTTTTCATAATCTTTATTTCATTTGATTTTGATGCCAGTAGGCAATCAACTCGCCCACGTTACGCACCTTGATTTTTGCTTTAATATTTTCTCTATGCCGATTAACGGTACAAGGTGATATGTGCAATTCTGCTGCGATATCGTCCGTCTGGTAGTTGGATGCTATTAACCGAAACACTTCCATCTCACGTTCTGTCAATGAAGTATTCAACTCAGGACGACATATTACCCCCTCATGCTCACACTCGCCCCGAAGAGGACATTTAACCTCTTCGAAAACAAATAGGCCATCTCTGTTTATATCTAAATTATGCTGATCATATTCGCCGAAATTACAGCGTATGAATCGATGAACAACCCGGAATTCATAATACCAACGATTCATTGTACTGCTTGAATAAATCTGCATCAAACGGGTATGTGCTTTAGGGTATCGATCTCGAATAACTGATAACATGCACTCTATCGTCGGGCGGTTGTTCTCATCCAAAACCACAGCCGGCCGCCCTAACTCCTTCATCATAACATCCCCTTCGGGGGTGTTGTAGAACTCTATGTTGGCTATCTCATTCATCTTTAGATGGGAACAATTCTTCAACACTCATACCAAGATATTCGGCTATGATTTTTTGCTTAATAGGAGCAGGAGGATTCAACCCGTTTATCCACCTGTACACCGATGCCGGAGTAGAGCACGTGATTTCTGCTAACTTTTTAATAGTATCCATCTGCTGATTCGGCAAGCTCTTCATATAGTCTGTAAATACCATAATTGATAAATTATTAAAGTTTTATATTCGTTTAATATCTCTTTTTACAAACTTAGCTACGTGAATTTATTAACACGATGCAAAAATGATAACTATATTTATCATATACAAACAGAATGATATTTATATTTATCATGTTAACTTTTATTATATATATGATGATAAAGCAACGCTTACTTGACATCTGTGAAGCTCTAAATATATCAGCTAATCAATTTAGCATTGATATAGGTATGAGCAGATCATACATAGCTAATTTAAAAAAGGACATAACAACAGAAGTACTGCTAAATATATATGTCAAATACCCTTCAGTTAATATCATGAGGATTATTACTGGAGAAGGAGATATCTTGCTTTCCAAACAAAATTTGCAGATTGACAATTCTTTTTTTTTAGAAAAATATAATCAGCTTGAAATCGAGAACAAGAAATTGCTTTTGGAAGTGGGAGAACTAAAAGGTGAACTCAAAACAATCAAAAAACATGCCCAAGTGGAAGACAATGCAATATGTGCCGATGCAAGCGGATCAGATTTGGAGAGATAGAATATATAGTAAAAAAATATTAATAATCAAAACGATAGGGAACTATATCTATAAAATAAATAGGACATATTTCGGACACACACATATAATTTTAACCCATTTCGGGAATGTATATCGTTGATTTTCAATCACAATCATCTTATAAAAAGACAAATAAGGTCAGGCCTCCGCAACTAAAAAGAGGGTAAATGATTGAAACAAGTAAATTCCATTCTAGATGAAAAATTAAGAATAGAAAAATTCATCCGGATTCTGGAAAACAGATTGAAAGAGTTAGAAAATTAATTGTTAAACCAGCCCCCTTAAACAAGGGGACACAATCCTATATAATAAATATGTCAGACATCAAAAAAGAATTGAAGGAACTGGAAGAGATCATGCATTCAACAGATGAAGACAGAGAACAAAAATTCGAAAAGAAGTTTCTCTACATCCGAGAACATTACACCAGCGAAGAAGATAATGAGGCTATTTATAACTTTACCCTAAACGGATACAAACAAATCAATAATGAACTGGAAAACATGACTCGCTATTTGGAACTCCAGAATCAGATCAAAAGCGTAAAGGAAATAATACCTGTTTCATATATCGCTCGGAACTATTTCGGGAAAAGTGCCGCTTGGTTGCAACAACGTCTTTACGGTTATAAAGTAAGAGGTAAGGTATATACCCTTAACGAAAAGGATATCAAAACCTTAAACCTCGCACTACAGGATATTAGCAAAAAGATTGGTTCACTCACCATCGCACTGTGATGGTCTGTTTTATTGACATGATCCCCGTAGTTGAACCGCTACGGGGATTTTCTATTCTAGTCAATTCTATAAAATATACCTTTCATCACCTTGTTTATCCCGTTCACATCTATCTCCGCCTCTATTTTCTCACACAAATATTGTTTGTTACCAATTAAGAACACTTTATTCACATCCGGCAGTTTATCCGTAATGAACTGAATAGTATAAGGAATATCGGAATGAAACAGGTTAAGTGATGACAATTTGTTGCCGATACTATCCGGACATACATCATTCAAGCTCAACGAATAAGGCATAAGTGTTGATACCAGCCCTTCAGGTCTTTGTTGGTAATCGGTAAACGGATAAGCATAATCAAATGATTGCCCGTTAACGGTATGGCGATTGAATATACCGGTATTGATCGCAACCTCCATAATATCACTTTTTTTTTGCTTCTCCTGCAATTCCACATTACCTTCAATAGCCTCCTGGATATTGAAGGCACTCTGCTCGTAACCCACTTTATGAAAGCTCACGACCGGGATATTAAAAAACAAGGGAGTGTCTGTGCGCACATAATCAAAATTATGTGAAAGAAAAGTGTAAGTACCTATATTGTATTGTACTATTTTGGCCGGAACGATCCGCAAAGAGGCGCTCGTTTCTGATTCCGGATTCCGAATCAAGTCAGCATATAAGTTGACTTCACGAAGACTATTTTTATCACCCTCATTATAATTAATGTAATACCGCCTGCCAACCACAAAGAGCGTCTTTTTTCTGTTCTCATCAGACATGGCGTTATAAGCTTGCACCAGTTCGTCGTAAGTATTGTATTCAGTCTTTTGAGCCGCCTCTATCAATTCCCTATCCAACCGTAAGAAGCCATCATCAGTCACAGACGGCAAATCATAACTGACATTGCCGGAACTGATATCTTTATCGTCTTTTTTATCTTCAATCTCCACAGAAAACTCATGAAGTACAGCGTCTTCATTAATCACCTCTTTATCAGAAAAAGAAAAATAGTCATTTAATTTGGCGAAACGAACCACTTTTGTATGTTCATCCACAATAGTAATCACACCCAAAAACTTCTCCAATTCATCAAAGAATTCTGAAACCGTCCAATGTGGGAGCGCACTGGATATTCCTAATGACGCCACCGCACTACAGACATACACATTACGCAAAAAATTATTATCGAAAAAAGAGGTATCAAACGTGTAACCAAAATGCTCCACTATTTTTGTAATCACAGTCATTAAATAAGGCTGAATACATGTACGCAAGAACTCCGGACAAGGAAGAAATCGGTTAGAGCCATCTTCGTATTGAGCATTATTATTCAAATTCTCCGGATTCACATCCTGATAGAAAACAGGAAGCCAGACAGATTCAACCTGATCAACCGATCCATAATAATCAACCATTTCAGAAGCCGGCAAAAATCCTCCAATGGGACGACCTACAACCGGTGTCCAATCACGACCTAAATCCAACTCATCCACATAGATATCATCATTGGTCAGCAAATTAAACTCCGCATTTCCGGACACCAGCTGCACTTTAACCCGTGTTTCTTCTACAGACATCAATACAGCACTGCCGGATAACAAACATCTGGCATCAACCATAAGGACGGCCGTCAAGATGGTTTTCTTCTTGGTCACATCGAGCCGGTTAATATGACCAAAAATCGCGTAATTGGCCGACATTGGAAGTTCTATATCCAATGAATAGTTGGAACTGCGTGTAAAATACGGATTCTCAGAAGCCAACGTAAAATAAAAATCTTCTGACAATACAGCCAGTTGCCCGTTTATATATAATTCCGTCATAACTTATTGCGTGATTTATTGTTATTTAAACGATTGTATTCTTTTTGCGCCTGATTAATGCCATGTTTGCCTGTAACATATGTTTCAGCCACCAACGGTTCTTGAAGGCGAGACTTAACTTTTTTCATTGTCTCAGCACATTCAACCACCAGACGATGCAGTTCCAAATCCACCCCGGTTCCACCTTCGGATACTGGCACCACAGCAGACGGAGCAACCACAGCCGACACATCGCTAGCAGTCAGGCTGCCCACTGTATTGGTACGCTGCGCATGATCAATCAAATTAAGTACGGGACGAATAGCCGGGTTTGCCACCGCAAAACGGTTGGCAACAAATTCATTGGAATGTACAATACCCTGAGGGCGATCCCATTCACCAGGACCTGTGAAGCCTCCAGTATAGAAATTACCAATCATCCCCTTAACTGCTGCAAATGCAACTTTAATGGCCGCAATCTGGGCAGCCGCTTTCGCTATACCGATAAAAGACAAAGGAGCAGTAGCCGCTGCATTTTTTGCTGTGATTTCAACAGCTGCGATTTCAATAACTTTCTCCAAGGCATCAACCGCCATTAGCAGGGTCTCACGGAGAAAACTCTTCATTGTCAGTTCTCCATTAGCAATCATTTCACCTAAAGTCTGCCCATAATCCTCAGCTATCCCCTTAGCCATATCCGTATATTTTTGGGCCAAGGCCCTTTCTTTATCCTGAGCCTCTTTTCTTTTTTGGTATTCCCGTTCATCCTCCTTCAACCTGTTAGCGTTAATTTGCTTTTGGAAGTCTGCTTTTTGTTGTTCTGTTAATTGATAATTGGCCAGCATATCGCTATAATAACCGTATTCCAAATCAGACAAAACCTGAAGATAATCTTCTTCAGATGTCAGGTTTTGATAATGATAACGGGCAGCTGCTTCAACATCTAACTGATATCGCTTTTCTCTGGCTGTCAAAGCACGTTGCTGTGCCTCTTTATACTCTTTATCATCTTCTTGCCTGCAACGCTCTTTGAATTTAATTTGTGCATCTAAAATCTTTTGATTGATTTTTTCAATCTCATCTGGCTCCATACCAGCAATATCTAGCTGTCTGTTCAAATGCTGCATCTCTAAATCTTCAACCAACCGGGCATACTCTTCTTGCGTCATCAAGTCACTGTCAATATACAATTGCTTGAGATGTGTCAATTCAGACAAATATTCTTTTTCCTCCTTAACCAACGCATCTTTTTTCGCTTTTGACCTCTCCCCTTCTGTTAAAGTGCCACCTCCATTGTTTTTACCATCGTTTTTTACTACATCGGGCTGAATGTCGCTAGCTGCAATTTCAGCATTAACATCTTTAATGGCCTGATTTAACTGATCAAGACGAGCCTGAGTCTTATTCAGTTCTTGATTGGCTATCGTGAGCTGGCTACGTGCTTGCTGAGTAGACGCATCTGTAGCTTTAGCCAACGCTCTTGTACCTTGTGTGCCCAAACTAGTAGCCCGAGCCGATGCCATAAACTGTGCCGCATTAAAATTGGCATTGGCTCGCTTCACCTCTTCTTGTTGTTTTCTCTCCAGCTTCTCCGTCTTGCGTTGTTCCCGATACAGTCCTGCCAACTCTTCTCTAGCCGCCTCCAGTTTGATTTGTTTCTCCAATTGCACCAAATAGTCTTTGATGGCACCCGTATTGTCATTCATCAACTTGCCCTCTTCATTTAGCATACCGTTGTAACCCGGAACGATTTGTTTCAATTCATCAATACAGCGACGGCGTTCATTATAGGAGAAATTCTGATTATGAATCACATTTGTCAGCAATCTAATTTTTGACTCCTGCTCGCCATATTTATCATTCAAATCATTACTAATGCGCAACATTGATTTCTGACTTTCTGTAACCCTGTTTTGCTCTCTTTTTAAATCAATCAGCCTACCGATTAAAGCTGCTACCCCTACCGCTAAAAAAGCATAAGGATTTGCCTTAACAAATTTACCTAGAGAAAGCAGCGATGCAACGATTTTTTCATTCCAAACCACCTGTAATTTCGACCAGGCAACATCCGCTTTTTTATAAGCGATCAAAGCAAACAATGTCACACAGGTACTTGCTAACGCACCCTTGTATTTAACCAACCAATCAATCAATGCCGGAGCCATACTAAGTAATTTAGTAGTCCATCCCGTCAACATATTGAGAGAGGGATTTAATTTTTCCATTAATTCAATGCCTGTCTCTCTTATTTTATTCTTCAGCTGAGCCAAACGCGCCTCGTTGGTTTCAGAGTTAATTGCCGCCTGTTCCATGGCCACGTTAGTACCGGTCACCGCCTTGGTATAATATTCAACTTTGTCCGCACCGTCTATCAAGGTCTGTGCTACCGTGTAGGTTTCTGCACCAAAACGCTTCACGATTTCTTCTGTAGATAGTTTTTGTAAATTCTTCAGAGCCGTTTGCAAGCCCACTATCTTGGGATTTGTCTCATCTGCTCCCGTCTGTAGGCGAAGGAAAAACATCTTCAGTCCAGTACCAGCCACCTCGTTCACAATTCCTTTCTCTGCTAGAGTCTCGATGCTACCTACCAATTGCTCAATGGGAACATTAGCCGTAGAAGCGGAAACACCAGCTTTAGTGACGGCTGCCGTAATGCTCTGTACAGCTGCGGAACCGTATTTGGACCCCGCAGCCATCACATTGGCATAGTCGGCCGCCTTCTCGGATGATGCCCCATATTGGTTCATTGATAACGTAACCGCATCAACCGCTTCTTTTAAATCCATCTTGGCAGCCTTGGACAAACGCATCGCCTCAATGGTCACGGCATTCAACGCCTCTTTATTACCCAACAAATCCGGTTTGGCAGACCCTACCAACATATATGCCTCAAGAATCTCTTTACTGGACTGAGTAACCCGAAGTCCAGACTTGTGCATCGAAGTAGACAATATCTCGGCCTGTCGGGCAAGCCACTGAATGG